GAAATTGAAACAAAAACTTTGTTAGGATCATAATATGGGAGGAGCAGTAGCAAGAGTAGCATCAGTAGTTGCACCAAGACCAAAACCACCTGCACCTATAGCAGTTGCACCAAGTGTAGCAGAAGTTTCTCAAGCAACCGCAACTAACATGGATGGTTACGATAACAGAAAAACAAAACGTCAAGGAAGAAGTTCAACAATATTAACTAGCTCCACAGGAGTTGAAGGAGAAACAACTTTAGGTAAAAAAAGTTTACTAGGATCATAATGGCATCAACAGATTTAACAAAAAAATTATTAGCACGTTTCGATAGACTTTCAGGACAAAGACAAAATTGGGAAACACATTGGCAAGAAGTAGCAGACTATATGCTACCAAGAAAAGCAGATGTAACTAAACAAAGATCACGTGGTGATAAAAGAATGGAACTTATTTTTGACAGTTCCCCTTTACAAGCATTAGAATTATTAGCAGCATCATTACATGGTATGTTAACTAATCCATCTACACCTTGGTTTACTTTAAGATTCAAACAAGCAGAAGCTGAAAACGATGAAGAAGCTAAGATTTGGTTAGAAGCTGCAACGGAAGTTATGTACACAGCATTTAACAGATCAAACTTCCAACAAGAAATTTTTGAATTGTACCACGATCTTATTACGTTTGGTACTGCTGCAATGTTTGTAGAAGAAGATGAAGATGATTTAATTAAATTTTCTACAAGACACATTGATGAAGTTTACATTGCGGAAAATGACAAAGGTAGAATTGATACCATCTATAGAAAGTTTAAATTATCAGCAAGAGCTATTGTACAAAAATTTGGTGAATCAGTATCTCAAGATATTCTTACTTTAGAAAAAAAAGATCCCTACCAAGAAATAGAAATTATACACGCAGTTTACCCAAGATCAGATTTTAATCCTAAGAAACAAGATAAACAAAATATGCCATTTGAATCGGTGTACATGGAATACAAAAACAAAAACGAATTATCAGTATCTGGTTTTAAAGAATTTCCTTTTGTAGTGCCAAGATATTTAAAAGCTTCACATGAAATCTATGGCAGATCACCTGCTATGACTGCACTACCAGATGTTAAAATGCTAAATGAAATGTCTAAGACAACAATTAAAGCTGCACAAAAACAAGTAGACCCACCTTTATTAGTTCCTGACGATGGTTTCTTATTGCCAGTCAGAACTGTACCAGGCGGATTAAATTTTTATAGATCAGGTACAAGAGATAGAATTGAACCATTAAACATTGGTGCAAACAATCCATTAGGTTTAAACATGGAAGAACAAAGAAGAGATGCTATTAGAGCTGTGTTCTATGTAAACCAACTGATGATGCAAGATGGTCCTCAAATGACAGCAACAGAAGTTGTACAAAGAAATGAAGAGAAGATGAGACTATTAGGTCCTGTCCTTGGTAGATTACAATCAGAATTATTAAAACCACTTATTGATAGAGTGTTCAACATTCTATTAAGAAACAATCAATTACCTCCTGCACCAGAATCTTTATCAGGTGTAGAGATAGATATTGAATACGTTTCACCTTTAGCTAAAGCACAGAAATCCACAGAACTGCAATCAATAATGAGAGCTATTGAAATTCTTGGAAGTTTAGCTAATGTAGCACCTGTATTTGATTATGTTAATTTTGATAATTTAGTTAAGCATGTTGCCGACATTGTTGGTATGCCACAAAAATTATTAAAATCACAAAGTCAAGTTAACTCAGAAAGAGAACAGAAACAACAACAACAACAGGAGCAAATGCAGATGCAACAAGTACAACAAATGGCACAAGCTGGAGGAGACATAGCACCACTTGCTAAAGCCTTACCAGAAGAAGCTAAAGCTGTTGTGAATGCTGAAATAGAATAATGGGTGAAGCAAAAGATAATCAAAAAGATTTTACAAAATACATTGATAACATAAAAAAAAATTATCAATTTTTATTTAGTTCTAATGAAGGTAAAGCAGTTATGTCTGATTTAGAAAAAAGATGTCATCATCATACTACAACCAATGTTAAGGGAGATAGTCATGAGAGTGCATACATGGAAGGTCAACGTAGCATCCTTCTATTTATAAAAGCAATGCTACAAAATGAAAACGAAAAGGATAGATAAATATGTCATCAGAACAGATAACGGAGCAACCAGCTTCGCCTGTAGAAACGACACCAGTAACTACAGAACAACCAACAACAATAGCGTCAACACCAACAACAATAGCGTCAACACCAACACCAATATCATCAACAACAGAACAACCAAAAGTAGCTACATCTTGGAAGGAAGCAATTTCTGAAGAGTTTAGACAAGATCCAAACATAGAAAAGTTTACAGAGATAGATGCACTTGCAAAGTCATACATCAATGCAACTAAAATGATTGGACAAGATAAAGTTGCTGTACCAAATAAAAATTCAACTGACGATCAATGGAATGAAATTTATGATAAGTTAGGCAGACCAGAATCTGCTGATCAATATCAACTTGATGTTAAATCAGATGTTGTACCTATTGATGAAAATTCTATAAAACAATTTGCAGCAAAAGTAGCTACATCTTGGAAGGAAGCAATTTCTGAAGAGTTTAGACAAGACCCAAACATAGAAAAGTTTACAGAGATAGATGCACTTGCAAAGTCATACATCAATGCAACTAAAATGATTGGACAAGATAAAGTTGCTGTACCAAATAAAAATTCAACTGATGATCAATGGAATGAAATTTATGATAAGTTAGGTAGACCAGAATCTGCTGACCAATATCAACTTGATGTCAAATCAGATGTTGTACCTATTGATGAAAATTCTATAAAACAATTTGCAGAAAATGCACACAAGTTAGGTTTAAACAATAACCAAGCTAAAGGTGTTTTAGAGTTTTACAAAAATAATATGGAAGGTATGGCTCAACAAAGTAAAGTTGATACTGAAACTTCTCAAGTCCAAGCTGAACAAGAGTTAAGACAAGAGTGGGGTAGAGAATTTGAAAACAATGTTAAAAAAGCTGGAGCATTAGCTAAAGCTAATTTAAATACAGATGTACTTGACCTTGAACTTAAAAACGGAATGAGAGTAGGAGACCATCCTGAACTTATTAAAGGCTTTGCTAAAATAGCATCAATGATGTCTGAAGATAAAATGTTATCATCTGAAAGCGAAAGTGTAAATAAAGGCACAGATATTGAATCTGAAATCTCTACTATTACTAACAATCGTGAAGGACCTTATTGGAACAGACAACATCCAGATCACGATAAGGTAGTACAACAAGTTTATACATTAAGAGAAATGTTAAATAGTTAAATAATTTTAACCCCTTGTATTTTTTTTAAAATTAATGTAAGGGGTTATTAGTAGGATAATTCGCAAGAACCTTACTGACAATAGGATAGACTATGGTCTAACAGACCTTAAATGCAAGAGACGCCTATCAATACTGATGGATAACTTTTCTGATTATATAAAGTTAACAATAATAATGGAGAGACAAATATGTCATCACAAATAACTACAGCATTTGTACAGCAGTATTCTGCTAACATACAAATGTTATCTCAACAAATGGGATCATTATTAAGAGACAAAGTCAGAGTTGAAAGCGTTGTAGGAAAAAACGCATTCTTTGATCAGGTTGGATCAGTAACTGCTCAATTAAGAGCGAGCAGACACGCAGACACACCTCAAGTAGATACACCTCACTCAAGAAGAAGAGTATCACTTGCGGATTATGAGTTTGCTGATTTAATAGATCAACAAGACAAAGTACGTCTTTTAATAGACCCAACATCATCTTACGCTCAAGCCGCTGCTATGGCAATGGGAAGAGCAATGGATGATGTAATCATAACTGCTGCTTTAGGAACTGCTTCAACAGGTGAAACAGGTACTGGAACGGAAACTGTGCAAACTGGTATCGCAAAAGGTACTACTGGTTTAACTGTTGCTAAATTAATTTCAGCAAAAGATTTACTAGATAAAGCAGATGTTGACCCTTCTATACCAAGACACATTATAGTAGGTCCAGAGCAACTAGGTAATCTATTAGGTGATCCAGAAGTTACAAGTTCAGATTTCAATACTGTCAAAGCACTCGTGCGTGGCGAACTTGATTCTTATCTTGGCTTTAAATTCACAGTATCTAATAGGCTGCCAAAATCAGTTAACGATAGAACATGTATTGCTTATGCACAAGACGGACTTCTTCTAGGAATCGGAAAAGATGTTTCCGCAAGAATAGATGAAAGAGCTGATAAATCTTATGCTACGCAAGTATACTACTGTCAAACAATCGGTGCAACTAGAATGGAATCTGCTAAAGTAGTTCCAATCATTGCCATCGAAGCATAATAGGAGAAATATATGACAACAAAAAATACAGACTTGGTAGCTAACTTTGAAGCTATTCCTCAAGTTGCAAATAGTGCTTCTGAATTAGCGGGTGTTCTTAGAACAGCTCATGGTTCAGTTGAACTTGCTGCTGGAGACAGTACTGATAACGATATTGTTATGTTAGCACCTATTCCGAGTAATGCTTCTTTACCAACTTTATTTGTTGGTTCAGACACATTCGGTGGGTCGTGTACATTCAATGTTGGTATTTATACATCAGCTGGTGTAGTAAAAGACGAAGATGTTTTCGCAAGTGCAGTAGCTGATGCTGGTGCAATGGCGGATGTTCGTTATGAAGCTGCTGATCTTAATACTGGATCTAAACAACTATGGGAATTAGCTGGAGACAGCTCTGACCCAGGTGGATATTTCTACATAGCTATTACTTTTAGTGCTACTGGCGGAACAGCTGGTACTCTAAATTGGAATATTAGTTACGTAGTAAATTAATAAATAAAAAAATTAAGTGGGGGAGCAATCCCCCATTTTTTAATATACAACCAATGGAGATAACATGAGCTTATATAAAAATATGAACGCAAGAAAAAAAGCAGGAACTTCAAGACCAAAATCTAAAAGTACAATCACAAAGAAAGCCTACTCAAATATGAAAGCTGGTTTTCCAAAAAAGAAAAAAACATAACACATGGCATCAGTAGTAGACATTTGTAATGAAGAACAGAAGATTCTAAAAACGCTAGACTTTGTAATGCAAGGTATACACAAATAAGAGATGCCTTATTTAGAACTCACTCATGGAACTGTATTCAAGTAAGAGCATCATTAGCAAAAGATGCAACAGCTCCAGCTTGGGGTTTTACCTCATCATTTACTTTACC